TGTCTTCCGGCCGGGCCTTCCTAAAAAACTGAGGAGTGCTCAATCACCATGCGTGCGTAGGGATGAACACCGAGGTCAGAGCCTTCGTGCCCATCTCCTGGTTGCAGCAGCGCGGCCTTCCATCGCGGCCAAGGCAGCGCGGACAGGGGCTGTTGCTCCCGTGCATGGGGCGCATGGCATCAGGGTCGAGCCGCTGATGCGGGTTGTCCTTGAGGCTGACGATGTGGCCCGCCTCGTTCGCCCCCTCGTGCCCGCACACGTAGCAGGTGTGCCCGTACCTGGCGAACATCTCGGCACGGCATCGCTGCCAGGGCCTCCCCGTACGGTGCCGCCCCCTGGGCATCAGACCCCCCGGGTAGGTAGTTCGGCGTACACCCCCCGGGTACGCAGAAGGAGTGCCACCCGGCTACGGGCGCACTCCTGCTGCGACTACGGTGCGCCGGAATCGGACGCCGATCAAGGGCTCCGATGCGCGCACGCGCCGATGCGGCGCGTCGACTATCCCCAGCGACCCCGCCGACGACGCACCTTCGGGTCAGCCAGCCAGCGCAGGATGCGCACCGCCGTCGACCTGTCGTAGTTGTGCCCCGTCTCGACCCGGTGAAGCGTCGACTGGGCCATCCCCAGGGCCTCGGCCACCTCGGCGTAGCTGGCCCCGATCCTGCGCCGGGTCAGCTGGACCTGGACGTGCAGCGTCTCCAGCGTCGCCGCCAGCTCGGCGTAGGTGTCATCGTCCTGGGCGCTCATGCCGCCGCCTCTGCGCCGGCCGCCCGGATGTGGTCGACCAGGAGCCCGATCGTCTCCTCCGACCAGGTGGCCCCGCAGAGCAGCTCGCCCGTCACGAGGTCCCGGTCGGTGTTGATGCAGTACGCCGCCCGAGCGTTCCGGCCGTCCTCGGTCAAGCTGATGCTGAGGGTGGAGTGCCGACCGCACCGCGGGCAGGCGATCCAGGGCTGGAACGGGGCCGCGACCCAGCCGGTGGCGACCGCCGCCTGGCCGCGCCAGTAGCGCATCTCGCGCCAGAAGCGCTCCAGGGTGTCGTCGTCCATCACGGGGGCCGCCCCGACGAGCGCCCTGATGTTGTCCTCGACCCGGATGCGCAGGGGCAGGCCGCGCACCTGGCACCAGCTGGCGACCGTGACCGCGATGTAGACGTGCCGCGCCATCGCCTCGAACAGCCCCGGCGGCTTGCTCCCGGGCTTGCCCCCGCCCGAGCCCGACGAGCCGCCCACCTTCAGGCCCTCGTGCCCGATCTCGCGCAGCTGGGCCAGGAGGCCGTCCTGGACCGTCGTCCAGGCCCGGCGCATCCTCTTGTGCCGGCGCTCGGTGGTGTCCCAGATGACCTCGGTGTGCTGGTGCGGCTCGCACAGCTCCTCGGCGAGCCCGGCCAGCTCGGCCATGATCCGATCGCGGTCCATCACGCGGCCACCTCCTGGGCCAGCTGGTCGACGAACCAGCGGCGGCTCGGGCGGTGCCGGGACCGCGGCACCTTCGGGGCGAGCAGGAGGTCGAAGACGACACCCCGGCCCAGGTGGCCGTTCGAGGCGACCAGGGGCAGCGCGCCGACCCAGCTGGCGACCTCGACGACCTTGTTCCACTCGGACGGGCCGATCAGCCCGGTGCGCTTGCACTGGATGAACAGCAGCTCGCCGGGCTTGAATGCGATCAGGTCGACCTTGCTGGAGCCCTTCGACCCGGCGGCCCTGACGACCTCGTAGCCGTTCTCGGTCAGCACGTCGCGCACCTTGTGCTCGAAGCGCGTCCCCTGCGCATAGCGGCTCATCAGGCCACCGCCGGCCGGTCGCTGGCCGCGGGGGCCGGGGCCTGGAGCTTCGCCAGGGACACCTTGACCCGGCGGGCGAGGTCGGAGGGCAGCACGAGCCCGTCGTCGGCCGAGATCGCGGCGGCCCGCACGATGGCCGAGATGTCCTCGACCTCCAGGTCCAGGAAGCGCGCGATGTGCGGCGGCACCAGCACGGGCTCCAGCTGGAGCGCCTGGGCGTGCGCGATGAACGTCTCGACGCCCGGGATGGCCTCGCCGCGCTCGACGCGCCCGATGGTCGTCCGGGAGCTGACGCCCGCGGCGTCGGCGATGTCGTCCTGGCTGATGCCGAGCGAGCGCCGGGTGTGCGTCAGCTGGTCGCGCAGCCTGGTCCAGCGGGCGTACGCCGCCGGGGTCAGTGCCGAGAAGATGGTCATGGTCGGTACCTCCAGTGACGTGCGTCGTGCGGGCTGGAGCGTCCTATGACGCCCCAGAGGGTGCGCCGGCCGCCTTGCCCGCAGCCGACGCACCCGGGGTCCTACGCGGCGACCAGCTCGGCCGCCGCCGCCTCGGCCTTCGCCTTGGCGATCTTCTCGGCACGGTCGCAGGTCATCCAGCGGCTCGTGCCGTCCTCGTCGATCAGGGCCACCGCGGTCGCCGAGATCGGGACGCCCAGCAGGGTCATGCGCATGGCCGCCTCCAGGGCCGCCATGCACTCCTCCAGGCGCTCCTCGGGCACCTGGAGGATCAGCTCGTCGTGGATCGGAACCCAGAGCATCTCGGCCAGGCCCATCTCGGCCAGCTTGTGCAGCGCGGCGACCAGGAGGTCCCGGCTGCTGCTCTGGATCATGTAGTTCAGGAAGCGGAACGTGGCCGCCTCGCGCGCCCCGTCGCGCACGATGCTGGTCGCCGGGATGCGGCGGTGCGTCAGCGTGCGCACCTCGTTCTCCTCCTGGAGCCGACGCGAGTAGACGTTCACCGCCGGGTACGCCTCCCGGTACGCCCGGGTGGCGGCCAGGGCCTCGTCGACCGAGATGCCGGTCGCCTTCGCCAGCGGGGTCGCGCCGCCGCCGTACGCCTGGAGGAAGTTGACGCGCTTGCCGACCTGGCGGTCTACGCCGATCTTGTCGGCGGTCAGCTGGTGGAGGTCGCCCCCCGCGTGGATCGTCGCCAGCATGGTCTCCTCTTGCGCCAGGGCCGCCAGCACGCGCAGCTCCACCGTGTCGAAGTCGGCCCCGATCAAGACGCACCCGGGGTCCGGCAGCAGCGTCGCGCGCATCCGGGGGTCGGCCTTGGCGTAGTTCTGGATGTTCGGGGCCGCCGAGGTCATGCGCGCCGTGATGGCCCCGAGGCTGTCGACGCTCGGGTGCAGCCGCCCGTCGAAGCTGTCGGCGACCAGCCCGATGATCTCCTCGGCCTTCGACATGGTGTTCAGCTGCTCCTTGTACGCCAGGAGCAGGTCGACCACCGCGCGGGCCTCGTCGTCCAGCGGGTAGTCGGCCATCAGGGGCAGCGCCTCGCCGTCGAGGCTGGGCGCTCCGCTCTTGGTCTTCGGGTGGCCCAGGGCCTCGAAGTCGACGCCGTGCTCGCGGAACCAGGCGACCAGCTTCACGTTCTGCCGGGGCGTCAGGCCGATGCGCTCGACCAGCTGGGCCTCGGGCACCTTGCACGCGCCGGCCGCGGCGTCGTACTCGGCCTGGAGGCGCTCCGAGTCGACGCGCATCCCGCGCATCTGCATCCGGGTGACGAGCCCGGCCAGCCAGGTCTCGGTCGCCAGCAGCTCGGGCGTCGACTGCGAGCCCGCGACCAGCACCGGGTAGAGCCGACGACAGGCGATCGCGTCCAGGCCCGCGTAGGCCAGGTAGACCTCCTCGTCCAGCCCGATGTTGTTCCAGCCGTACCGCTCGACCTTCTGCCCGGTGCCCTTCTGGCCGTGCTCCTTCCAGAGCGCCGAGAAGCGCGCCTTCAGGGCCACCTCGGCCGCCGACAGCTCGGGGGCACCGAGCTGGTGCGTCGTCAGCGCCTTCAGGTCGACGGCCTCGGCCCCGCCCTTCTTGTCGTGCCGGTCCAGGCTCAGGGGGTTGGCGATCCGGGCGAGCAGCCGGGTGTCGATCGAGCGGTCCGTGATGTCGACCCCGAAGGCCCGCCAGACCGCCACCGAGTCGTAGCGGGTGTGCGAGCAGAAGCGCAGGCGCTCGTCGCGCAGCACCGCCTCGGCGATCTGACGCTGGGCCGGGTCGTCCATGCGCAGGACCCAGGCCGCGGTCTCGGTGCCGAACTGGACCAGCCGCACCTCGAACGCCCAGTGAAGCGCCGGGGGCGACAGCTTCGTCTCGTGCGCGGTGGTCTCCACGTCCAGGCCGACGACGCGGCGGGGGTCGGCGATCAGCGCGCGCCACATCTCGCGCGCCTCCTCGGTGCCGAACTCGCCGGGGGCCGGGGCGTAGACCGAGACGGGCTCGCCGCCCAGGGTCAGGTCGATGTGCTTCACGCGGTCACCTCCGGGTCGGCCGGGCGCAGGGTGCCCGGGGTGCAGCTGGGGCAGAGCAGGAAGTAAGTCATCTCGGCGTCGGGCACCTTGGCGGTGCCGCAGGTGTCGCAGACCGGCACCGGCAGCTCGGGGGCATCGGCCCGGAAGACCTCGAACCAGTCAGCGGGCAGGACCGTCGACTGGGCGACCGGAGGGGTCGGGAGGAGCGCCGGGCGCTCGGCCGGGGCCTCGGGAGCCGCCCCGATGTGTCCCACCTGCGGGAACAGCCCGTCGGGCTGGGTAGCGGGGGTAACGGGGGTAACCCCGACCGCCCCCGTCTCCTGCGCGCAAAACACTTTTTCCGTGACGCGCGGCTCCTGCGCGGAAAAAGAAAATTCCTCCGTAGGTGCATTGGTGTTCTGGTTACCCCCGTTACCCCCGTCGCCAGCGGCAGAATCGGGCGAACTCGGGATGGGGTCGGACGTAGCGGGCACGGGGCCGCCGTCCGGCCGGGTGCGCACCGCGTAGGTGTTCACGTTGCCGTGCGACTTGCCGAGGGCGACCAGCTGGACCTCGCCGAACCAGCGGTCGAGGTTGCCCGCGTACTCCTGGCCCAGCTGGCGGTTGTACGCGCGGGCGTCGGTGCCAGACAGGTCGGTCATGCCGGGCGGGGTCTCGCTGTGGGGGTCCTTCAGCATGGCGTCGCGCGCCTGGGCGACCGTGAACGCCTGGCCGTCGCCGAAGGTCTTCAGCAGCCACTCGACGTGGCGCGTCCAGTAGGTGAGGCTGAACGACGACTGCGACCGCCACTCGGTCATGTTGCCCAGGAAGCCCGCGATGCCCGCGTGCGCCAGGATGCCGCCCAGCACGCGCTCCCAGGACTCGAAGGAGCCGAAGCTGACCGCCTTCGGGGCCTTCGGCTGGCCCGCGGCGAACCAGGACCGGACCAGGGTCAGCAGGGCCTCGACGATCGCCGGCCGGTTGTCCAGGGTCCACTGACGGAGGTCGGCGTGCATGAAGTCGTCGGCCGTGCGGTCCTGCGGGTTCTTGCCCGTCGGCCGGATGGCGATCCGGTAGACCCGGCGCACGATGTCGCCCTCGACCCGGACGCCGTTGCCCAGGCTGACCCAGGTGACCTTGTTCGGGAACTCCAGCATCTGGTTGATGCCGAGCTGGCGGTCGCTCCAGGTCTCCGAGGTCAGCGCGCGGGCCAGGCTGGCCCCGTGGAGATGGTGCGCCTCGTCGAAGACGAAGATGTCGCCGCCCTGGCGGAACGTCGCCGTGATGACCTTCCGGTTCTCCTGGTCGTCCAGCGACCAGGGCATCGGGTCGACGGTCTGCCCGGTGGCGACGATCGCCATCATGTCGGCCAGGTAGTTCTTGCCGACGCCCATCTGGAGGCCGTCGACCACCGCCAGCGGGGCCGTGCGGACCATGCCCCGGACGAACGGCGTCAGGATCATGGCGAGCGCGTTGGCCCGGTCGGCGTCGGTCGGCATGTCGCGCAGCAGGTCGGCAATCCAGCCCTTCGTGATGAAGTCGCGGGCCGCGGCGACCTGGGCCTCGGTGGGCTCGTCGGGCACGTTGATGCGCTGCATCGCGGCATCCATCGTGACCAGCGTCCGGGTCTCGGCGTCGTAGCCGTTGACCTGGCAGATGGTGCCGTCGGGCCGGACGAAGGGCGACCGCACGATGTGGTCCAGCGGCGTGAAGCGGTCGTAGCGGCTCATCACGGCGTCGATGGTCTGGCCGTCCGGCCAGGTCCAGCTGATGCCGATCTGGTTGCCCTCGTTGTCCGTGACGGGCTTGGCGGTGCCCACCGTGTCCTGGACGACATCCAGGAACTTGCCCTTCGGGATCGCCTTCATGGCCTTGGCCTCCCGGCCCAGGCGCTTGACCGTGACGACCTCGCTGATCGCCTCGCCGTGGTTGAACAGCCGCCGGCCGTCCCAGCGGTCGAGCAGGTGCCCGGTCAGCTCGTCGATGACCAGCTTGCGGTCCTGGTCGACCAGGACGATCGGGCGGTCCTCGCCGGTCGAGCTGGTCGCCGCGGTCGCCGGTCCCGACGACGCCCCGCGAGTCTTCGGCTTCGGCTTCGGCTTGGCGTCGCAGGGCTTGCTCGGGTGCGCCTGCTCCAGCAGGTTGCCGATGAAGGCCGTCCGCCGGTCGTCGCGCTTCTTGCCGAGCACGTCGTCCAGGCCGTTCGTGCCGCCCGCGGGCAGCCGGACGTAGGAGACCGCGGTCGCGCCCTCGGCCTTCGCCGCGTTGCCGAGCTTCACCGCGGCGTCGTAGACATCGCGGTTCGTGGCGACATCGGCGTCCAGGCAGATGTAGACGTGCCGCCCGTCGCAGACCTCCAGGTCGGAGTCCGGGATGCCCTCGGCCGACCAGTTCCGGCAGCCGCCGACGCCGACGATGGTCAGGTCGTCCGGTGCCCAGCTGGCCGCCGCCAGGCCCTGCTTCGTGCCCTCGACGATCAGCACGCGCTCGGAGTCCTCGACGATGCGCAGCGCGTTCAGGACCGCGCCGGCCCCCTTCGGGAACAGGTACTTGTAGGTGTCGCCGTTGCGCTCGAACTCGGCGTCGGGGCGCAGCTGCTCCGTCACCTGGCCGTCGATGGTGATCCACGGGAAGACGATGGAGGGCACCGCGTCCTCGGCCGCCCAGGCCGCCCACTCGGGCAGCTGGTCGACGCTCGTGATGGAGCGCAGGCCCTTCTCCTTGGCGATGCTGGCCGTGATGGCCGCCGCCTTCAGCTTCTCGACGTGCTCGGGGGTCAGCGGCAGGCTGTCCCACTCTGCGGCGTCAGTGCCGATCTCAGTCATGCTTGTGCTACTTTCAGCTGGTAGTTCATCGAGAGGCCGGGCGGCATGGGGATGTCGTGCCCGGCCTTCTTGCTGTCCGGGGTCAGCCCCGAAGGGCCGAGACCCCGAAGGTGCGCCGGGCCTGCTCGGCGGCTTCCCAGGTCGGGCAGCTCGGCGTCCAGGGGCCTGCGACCACGCAGAGCCAGAGGTCGGATTGGCGCGGGCAGCCGCACGGGGCGCGCTCGCCGGTCCACTCGGGCTGGCGCACAACGTCGGAGCGGTCGATCGGCTCCAGCAGGGCGTCCAGCTCGTCCCGGCGGAACCGGACCGACTGGGTGCCCGCCAGCTTGTGCCGGGTCAGCTTGCCCTCGCGGGCGTAGCGGTCGATGGTCGCCGCCGAGCACCCGAGGTGCGCGGCGGCCTGGGCCTTGGTCATCCAGGTGGGCGTCGTCATGCGGACGATCATAGCACCTTGCACAACCTTGCACAGCCATGCCGAACCCCCGCATGTCGTCGTGTCGGGGCGACGAAGCCCGGCGGCCAGGGAAGGCGACCGCCGGGCTTCACTCCTCCCCAGGAGGTCAGAACGGCGGCTCGTCGTCGTCCTTGATGCCAAGCGCCGCCTTCGTCGTTGCCTTCGCGGTCTTCGCCGCCGGGGTCTTCTTGTCGGCGTAGACGCCCGTCGCCGGGCCGGTCGCCTTCGGCTCGGGGGCGTGCGCCGGCCGGTCGGGCGCGCGGACGACGCCGCCCGGCGGCACGTACTCGAAGGCGTAGACCCGGGGGTCGGCGGCACCGCCCGCACCCTCGGCCCAGCGGCACGTCAGGCGGCCCCCGGTGTCGAGGTCGCGCACGCCAGCGTCCCGGCAGGCCGCCTTCAGGCCGTCCAGCATCTGCTTGCCCTTGATGAACAGCCGCCGCTCGGTCTCGCCGTACTCGTCGGCGACGCCCGTCTCCAGCACGATCACGTCGTCCATCACGGGCCGGTTCGGCTCGCCGGTGGCGGGGTCGACCGCCATGCCCGCGGTCGGCTTGCCCTTGTGCCAGAACATCGGGTCGCCGACCTTGCCCGGCACGTACTCGGTGCGCTGCTGCTGCTGGAAGTCGACGATCTCGCCCGACACCTGGTCGCCCAGCTTCTTGAACTTGGCGGTCGGTGCCTTGTTTCCGAACAGGCCCATCTCGGTCTCCTTCGTGACCTCGGTACGGGTGTTACTCGATGACCCAGCCGCGCGGCAGCTGGGGGACTGGGGATGCGCCCGGGAGCGCAGGCGGCACGTCGGCCGGGTAGACCCGGGCGAGCACGGCCACCGTTGCGCCGGCCGCGGCGACAGCCAGCAGCACGGCACCGGAGACGATCAGGGCCAGGTAGCGGCGCTCGCTCATGCGGCGGCCTCCAGCTCGGCCCGGCGGGCCGCGGCGGCCCGGGTCAGCTCGTCGGTCCAGAGGCCCTGGCCCTTCAGGTCGCGCCAGAGGCCCTTCAGGGACTCGACGTGCGGCGCGTTGCGGACCAGGTGCAGGTGCCGCCGGGTGTCCTCGGGCGACGGGGGCGGGCTGGTGAACGGGCGGCCCAGGGCCTTCGACGCCTTGCGCAGCTGGCGCACGCGGTGCGCGACCTGGGCGGCCTCCCAGCCGGTCACGAGGTCGACGAGGTAGAGGTCGCACCGGGCCGAGCCGACGGGCGCGTGCATGACCAGGCCGACCTCCAGGTCCAGGTCGTCCGGGAGCGGCACCAGGTCGCCCGCCTCGGAGAGCATGGCGTCGGCGTTGGCGTACTGGGCCAGCTGGCAGGCGATCTCCAGGAACCCGAAGTCGACCGACTGCTGCGACTTCAGGTCGGCCACGACGAGCCGCCCGTCGCGCAGGCGCACGAGCCGGTCGAAGGTGCCCGCGCTCTCGACGGTCGAGTTGATGACGATGCGCTCGATGTACTCGACGGGGCGCTCGATGCCGTTGCGGTCCATCGCGTCCAGGTACGCCTGGAGGTCGGCCAGCTCGGCCTCGGTGGCGAGGTGCTTCACCTCGTCGAGCCGCCCGGCGTCGGCCCACTCCGAGAGGGTGTGCGCCTCGGTGCCCGCCTTCGAGCCCCGGTTCGCGCCGGCCGCGTCGGCGGCCTGGTCGCAGAGCGCGTCCAGCCGGGCCTTCGCCTCCTTGGCCGAGCGCCAGTCGTCGCCCGCGGCCTCGATCTCGGCGGCCATGTCCGGGATCGCCCGGAGCAGCTGGGGCGCGACGGCCAGGCCCTCGGCGACCTTGCGGCGCTTCCAGTTCATGAGGCCGTTCAGGTCCTTCAGCGTCCCGACGACCGTCGTGGCCCGGGTGTACGCCTGGCCGTCGATCAGGTAGCGGCCGTAGTGGTCGCGCTTCGGCTCGGGCCGCAGGCTGGGGATCGGCATCAGGCCACCGCCCCGGCGGGCTCGGACCAGTCGGCGTACGCCATGCAGCACCGGCCGCACGCGGCGTCCGGGGTCAGCTCGTCCGGCCAGGCGTGCTCGCAGGCCCGGGGGTCGACGGGGCCGACCTCGCGCAGCAGGTCCAGCAGGCACTCGGCCTGCTCGACGAGGATCGCGTGCTGGGCCTGGAACCGGCGGGCCTGGGCCGACCGGGTGCGCACGACCGCGGCCCCGCGCTTCCCGGCGGCCCGGAGCTTCTCGCGCTCCAGCTCGTCGACGAGCTTCTCCAGCTCCTCGCCGCGGGCGTCCGGGAAGGCGATGCGGGCCTGGTTGCGCAGACGCTCGCGCTCGGCCGCCTGGGCGTTGCGCAGGATCGCGGCGCGGCGCTCGGGGTCGCTGGATGCCACAGTGCCGACCTCCATCGGGTCGATGTGACCCAGATAGAGGTCGGCACTGTTACGCACTTAGCGAACGACACCGACCCAGCTGTTGAAGCATCGAACGGTGTGTCGCTATGGTGAGTGCTCCGAGTGTGCTGGTAACACACCCGGTGCGGTGCCCGACACCTCTTGTCCAGGTTCGGGTGCTGATCTCCAGTGACGGCCCGGCCGGGCGCAGGTGGAACTGCATCCGGCCGGGCCGCAGTGCGTTGCGGACCATCCTTGCGTCGGTCTGACCACAGCTTAGACCGAGCGTGACCCCCGAGCAAGGAGCACCGGCCGTGTCGGCGCGGTCCGTTCGGCCCATATCCCGCCGCCCATGAAGGGCGTTGTGCAGGAGATACACCCCGGGTACTCGACGCGCCGCTGACAGCGCACAAACGTCCTACCGAACGTGTGTACGGCTACCCACAGTTACTAAGAAGTGAGGGAGCCGGGGGACGACGCCCGAAGACGCCGACCGCATGACCTTGCAGGTGAACAGCGGTGCGTCGAACTGGTGTCGGGTAGGTGACAGACGACTACCCCCGACACAGTGCGTACCCAGCAGGCACACAGCCAGGTGATCTTCCGGGAGCGGGTTGTGACCGCGCCGGCCTTCGTGTAGCGTCTTCGTTGTAAGACGCCGTAGGACACGAAGGAGCCCGAGATGCCGCAGCTGACCACCGCCCCCGCCGACATCGCCCCCGCCAAGCTGACCCGGGTCGAGCCGGGGTTCTACCGGCACGAGGCGACCGGCATCGTGGCCTGGAAGGACGAGGCGATGGGCGACTGGCGCGTCTGCAACGACGAGAACTCGCTGGCCTTCGCCTACGCCCACACGCTCGCCGAGGCCCGCCGGGTCGTCGCCGCCGAGGTCGCCCGCCGGGACCGCGAGGCCCTGGAGGCCCGCGAGGCGTTCGCCGCCGACCACCCCGAGGCCGTCATCCAGCACGCCGAGCGCGCCAGCTGCTCGACCCCCGAGCCGGGCTGGTCGTCGCAGTGCCGCGCCATCGGGTGCCCGGGTCACTGGCGCACCGGGCTGGAGACCGAGGCCGAGGCCCGCGAGGCGTACCTGGCGCACCAGTGCGCGCCGGCCGTCGAGCTGACCGAGCAGCGCGTCGAGGTCAAGAAGCGCCGCACCCGGGTCGAGGTCGTCGACCTGCTGGCCTGGGCCTGCTTCACCGTCGAGGCCCGGCAGAAGGCCGACGCCCGGCACGAGCGCACCGAGTGGGCGACGCCGAACCTGGTCGAGCGCCTGGTCGCCGCGGGCTGGGTCCAGGGCTCGGCCGACTACCCCGAGCTGACCGAGGAGGGCTACCGGGTCTACCGGGCCGCCCGCCCGGTCGACCGCGACGACGCCGCCGACTTCTCGGCGATCGAGCAGCTGGTCGACGGCTGGTTCGGCCGGGTCGTCGTCATCCCCTGCGGCGGTAAGAAGCTGGACGAGGCCGCCCCGGCGGGCGAGCTGTACGTCGGCAGCTACCACCGCGCCGCGCGCCGGGCCGCCGACGCCCTGGGCGGTCGGGTGCTGATCCTCTCGGCGCTTCACGGCCTGGTCGACCTCGACACCGTGCTGGAGCCGTACGACCTGCGCATGGGCCAGCCGGGCTCGGTCGCCCCGGAGCGCCTGGCCGAGCAGGCGGTCGCCCTGGGCGTCGCCGACAGCCTGAACGTGGCCGTGCTCGCAGGGAAGGCGTACGCCGACGCCGCCAGCTCGGTCTGGCCGCACGCGGTCCGGCCGCTGGACGGTACCCGCGGCATGGGCGAGCAGCTGGCCCGCCTGGCCGCCATCGCGGCCGAGGCCCCGTCGCCCTCGCAGAAGGCCATCGGCCAGGCGCAGATCGGGGCCTGGCTGGACCGGCACGACATCGCCATCCGGGAGATGACCGAGGCCGAGGCGACCCGGGTGGCCGCGGCCTACCACGCGGCCATCGAGGCCGACCGCGACGCCGCGCTGCTGGAAGACGCCGACCGGGCCGCCGGCCGCCTGCTCGACGAGGTGCTCGGGGCCGACAGCCCGGCCAGCCTGCGCGACAGCTTCGAGACCCTGGCCGCGGCCCGGGACGCCGAGACCGACGAGGAGCGCCGCAACCAGCTGGCCGCCGCGCTGGGCCTGGCCTACGACCGCATGGTCCTGGCCGAGCGCTTCGGGGTCGACACGACCGGCTGGAGCGCCGAGGCGATCAGCCAGCGGTTCGCCCAGGAGGTCGCCGCCGACAATCGCCGGGTCGTCCAGGAGGCCCAGGAGGCCGCCGACGCCGAGCTGCGCCGGGTCGTCTTCGAGCTGATCGAGACCGGCGGGGCGTGCCAGTACGGGGCGATGTGCGGCCGACCGGCGGCCAAGGCGCTGACGCACCCGGTGCTCGGCCTGCTGGCCGCCTGCGAGGGCTGCGCCCGCATCGCGTCCAGGTGAGACCCCCGGCGGGGTTGATCGTTGCCCGGTCAGCCCCGCCCCTGATACCGTCCCCGTTGTAAGACGTTCGTAGACCCCGAGGAGACACGCCGAGATGGCCGACACGACGACCTACCAGACCTTCAGGACCAGCGCGCCGACGAACTCGGCCGTGCGCGTCCTGACCGCCGAGATGGCCGCCGCGCTCGGTGGCGTCCGGCTGACCTACGACCAGGTGATCGCCGCGTGCGTGGCGGTCGCCAGCCAGCACCGCGACGAGCTGACCGCGGCCCTGCGCCCGGCCAGCTGACGAAGGAGGCCCCGGGCGCGCACCGCCCAGGGCCTCGAAGCCGACACGGACTCAGGAGGTCCAGGTCATGCGAGATCACGTTACCAATCAGTTCCCGGTCGAGCAGCTCCAGGTCGAGCACGCGACGGCCAAGCAGTCGCCCATCCCGGGCCTGGTCCGGCTCCAGCTGGACGTGACCCCCGATGAGGCCCACCGCATCGCCTACGCCTGCGACGGACGCCTGGCGGGATTCGCCGGGCTCCTCGAAATCTCGGCGCTCTGGGCGCGCTACGGCGTCAGCCCGGACCAGCCCGCAGGCATCCTGCCCCAGCGCCGCGCCAGCGACCCGGGGGAGTAGGCCGTGACTCCGCTCTGCCTGCGGTGCGGCGCGCGCCGCCCGAACCCCGTCTGTAGCTGCTCGAAGGAGAAGACCATGAAGCGCACCACGCGCTCGGCCGTGAAGGCCATCTGCATCGGCGGGGCCGTCGGCCTCGTGTTCAACCTGCTGTCGGCCTTCAGCGCCGGGGCCTGGTCGGTCGTCTGGGGCCTGATCGGCATCGCTGGCGGGGTCGTCTTCGCCATCGGCCTGCTCTACCTGGTCGCCTCGCTGGGCCGCCGGGGCGGTCGGGCCTCGAAGCCGAAGCGCCGGCCGAGCTTCCTGCGCCGGGTCGCCGATGCCGGATACCGGCCCTGGCTGGTCGCTGGCGCGTCGGCCTTCTACGGATACCTGGCCTGGCTCCAGCTCGTCGAGGCCATGACCGCGGTCATCGCGCAGGACCCGAACCGTGCCGCCGCCCAGCTGATCTGGGGCGTCGTCCTGCTCTGGCTCGTGAAGGTCTTCGCCGGGCTGACCATCGACGCCGCCAGCTCGAACCGGAAGGCCGCCCGGGACCGGCGGATCGACGCTCGCGCCGAGGAGCTGGCCCGCGGGCCGATGGAGGCCAGCGAGCTGCGCGCCCTGGCCGACGCCGCCACCGACGCCCGCGACTGGGAGGAGGCCGCCGCGCTGCTGGAGGCCGCGGGCCGGGTCATGCGCCGGGACGCCGAGCGTCGGCACGACGAGGCGATCGCCTTCCTGCGGGAGACGAACGAGCGCGCCCGCGCTGACCTCGACCGCATCCGGCTGGGCCGTCTGAACGAGGGGGCGTACTGATGGAGACCCTGCTGAAGCTGGCCCAGGATCACCTGGCCCTCGTGATCGGCGGGGCGGTCGCCGCCCTCCTGGTCGTCGTGCTCGTCACCCGGGCGGTCGCCAAGGCCGCCAGGAAGGCCGACGAGCCCCTGGCGAACGTCGCCATGCTGCTCGGCCTGGGCTGGTCGTCCGAGGCCGTCTGGGAGCTGTCGGAGGGCCTGCCGACCGGCCTGCGCATCGCCATCTTCTCCGTGCTGGAGGTCATCCTCCTGGTCTCGATGGTGCGCACGAAGCGCGCTGTGGAGGAGCTGGGTCGCGCCGGCCGCGCGGGCCGGACCGTCTGGGTCGTCGCCTCGGTCATGGCTGTGGTCGGCATCTTCGCCGCCGACGGGCTCGGCGAGGGCGCTCTGCGCGCCGCGGTGCCCCTGCTGCTGACCCTCACCTGGTGGCAGGGCGTCGTCCCGGAGGGCCTGAAGCGCGCCGACGGGGCGGTCTCCTGGCGGTGGACCCCGCGGCGGCTCCTGCTCGCCCTGGGGGCCATCGAGCCGGGCGAGCGCGACATCGAGACGGTCAACCGGGAGCGCCTGACCCAGCAGCTGACGCGGCTGGAGTTTGGCCGCCAGCACGGCCTCGGCTGGCTGGCCCCGGTGCGCAAGGCGCGGCTGATGCGCCTGTCGCTCCACGCCGACGACGACATGATCGCCGAGGTGCGTCAGCGGGTGGCGCGCGCCAGCTGGTTCACCGTGACGCAGCTGCGTCAGGTCGGTGGCGCACCGCTGACGCAGGCCGATGACGCACCTGCGACGCAGGGCCTCGTCGTGCCGACGCGGCGCGTCACCCGGGAGCTGACGCGGCCTCTGACCAGCAGTGACGCGGCTGGCGCAGACCCCGCGGCGCGCGCCGCCAGCCTGGTCGTGACGCAGGGCATGGCGGTGCGCGAGGCCGCCCGGGAGACCGGGGCCGCCGAGGCGACGGTGCGTCGCCGCGTCAAGGAGATGACGCAGCCTGACGCGACGCAGGCGACGCAGAAGACGAACGGGCACCCGGTCCTGGCCGCCGGCCAGTGACGCACCGCCCGACGCAGTAGACGAAGGAGACCCAGGAGACCATGACGCAACGACGACGCCGCACGCCGCGCGACCCCCGGTTCGCCGACTACCCGGATGACTTCCTGGCCTGTCGCGTCGACCGGCACGACCTCCCCGGGATCATGACCCCCGACGAGGCCCAGCGGTGGCGCTACCCGGACGCCGACGTGCTGGCGACCCGGCGCAAGTGCCGACGGTGCGGAGCCGTCGAGGTGCGCCTGACGAACGAGCTGGACGGGACGCTCTACCGGCCGACCCGGTACGACTACCCGGAGGGCTACCTGCTCCGGGCTCCCGAGGGGGTCGAGGGGCCGACGCCCCGGCCGGTCGCCCGGCTGGAGCAGGTGCGGCGCTTCCTGGACCGCAACCCGACGCCCCAGCGGCGCTTCCTTGCGCCGGGCCAGTAGGTCAGGTAGCGTCTTCGTTGTAAGACCCATGTCTTAGAAACAGCCCCGGGCGGGGCGCACAAGCCGCCACAGCCAGCGCCCCGCCCGGTCTCTCCAGGAAGGAGACCCCCATCATGGCCCAGCTGGTCCCGTACGTCCGGCCCGCCGCGCCGAGTCGCCTGGTCAGCCCCGCTGACCTGGCCGACCTGGAGCCGGTCGAGCGCAGCATCATCGAGGGCGAGTACGTCGAGGCGTACCCGGGCGTGAACCCCGTCTGGCACATCCTGGTCATCGTCGCGCTTCAGGCCGCCGGCCTGGTCGCCATCGCCGTCTGGGCGGTGGCCCGATGATCGGCAACGTCGTCGCCCGCCTGTCGTTCGCCGCCGCCGCGGCGCTGCTGGGCCTGTCGCTCCAGCTCGCCTGGACCGGCTGGTTCGACAGCCCCGAGGGCCGCCCGGTCGTCAAGGTCGTGACCGACCACGCGCACTACGAATCGGACAAGGCCGAGGATGGCTCGCGCTGGGTCACCTGCTTCTCGGCCCAGCGTTGCACCGAGCTGAACGGCAGGCCGCGCCAGTGAACACGACTACGGGCGGTAACTCTCAAGTCTCTACTGGAGACCTGGAGCAGACCCCCCTGGAGCGCGAAACGGCCCCTGAACTCTCTACTCGGGGCGAAAGTCTCCAGCGGTCTCTAGTCACTCTCCGTGCCCGGCTCCTGGGGGCGCTCGCGCGCTCCCGGGGCTACTGGATGCCGCCGCGGCTCCTGACCGACCGGCCGGAATCGGTCGCCGAGCTGGCCGCGTACGCGCGTCGCGGGGGCTACGCGGCCCCGCACGGCGTCGGCCGTCGCCTCGGCCTCGCCTGGTTCTACGTCGTCGCTCTGCCGACGACCGTCGTCTGCCGATACGTGGCCTGGTTCGCCGAGCGCCCCGGGCGCTGGCTGGCCGCGGCCTTCATCTGGCAGACCGTCATCCGGTCGGAGCCCGGCATCTGGGCCGTCGACCACATCGTCCGTCCGGTCCTGGCCGCCGCGGCCTGGGCCTTCCTTCCCTGAGAGGAGCCCGGCATGGGTAGGGGATCAGGTTCTGGCCTGCGGGCCATGCATCAGAAGTCGGTCAAGGGGCTGGCCTGGGCCAGCTTCGTCATCGCGCTGGCGTGCGGGGCGCTGCTGCCCGGCACGTTCGTCGGCGAATGGGTCGTGACGGTCCTGGGCTGGCTGCCCTGGGGCGCGACCATCCCGGTCATCGTGCTCATCGTCGGCTGGGTCGGTGTCTTCCTGGACACCTACCTGGACCTGGAGCCGAACCAGCTGGCGGTCTGGGGTGCGCTGCTGCTGCCCTCGGTCGCCGGGGCGGTCTCGGGCGGCATGGCCGACTGGACCCAGGACATCGCCGACACCGTGCTGGAGGCCGTCGACCAGTCGCTGTTCGCCGCCGCGCCCGAGGGCCTCGGCTCGACCGCGCTGGCCCTGGCGACCTCGGTGGCCGCGGTGCTCATGGCCCAGCGCGTCGTCAAGAAGGGTCGGCGAGCCTGATGGACGTGTTCAGCTTCCTGCTCGTCGTCTACATGCTGAAGGTGCTGGCCGAAGACACCTGGCACGGCGTCAAGGGCACGCCGAACCCCCGGCACGCCGCCCGGGAGCGCCGCCGGAAGACCAGGGCGCGCTCGCGCACCTGGGGCGCGCTGACCACCTACTGGGGCGACCTGGTGGAAGACGCCGCGGCAGAGGCCACCGAGCACCGCCGCCGGAAGGCCGAGCGCAAGCGCCGGGAGCGCGCCGAGCGCGAGGCCGCCGAGCTGGCCGACCCGGCCGCCGCGCCGGCCGAACCCGAGACGCCCGGCCCCGCCGAGGGGGAGGAGCCGGTCGACCTGGACCTCGACGACCCGAAGGAGGAGACGCCCACCGAACCCATCCCGACCGAGCCGCCGGGCTCCACTTCCCCGGAGCCCGGCCCGACCCCCGACAACGTGATCCCTTTCCCGGCCCCCAGGGCCACCGCACCGAAGGAGCAGGACATGGCTACCACTGAAGTCACCGGCCTCGACCCGGCCATCGAGTACGCCAAGGCGCTCGCGTCCTACGCCGCCGAGCACGCCCAGGCGGGAAACGAGGGCTACATCGGCTTCCTGACCCAGAGCAAGGTCCAGGGCTCGGCGCTCTCCTCGGCGCACGAGATGCAGGAGGCGTTCGCCGCCGCAGCCGCCGCGGCCGAGCGGCACAAGGGCGAGCTGGAGAAGCAGAAGACCGTCCAGGAGGCGTACAACACGAACCCGGACGCTGGCGACAAGGCGTTCCAGCAGAACGGCCAGTGAACCGAAGCGAGGCCCGGGGCGGACATGGAGCCCCGGGCCTCGCGCCCCATCGTCGCAGAGCACACCAGGAGGGTGCGAGATGAAGACGCCGACCGTCGAGAAGCCGACCGCCGCAGCTGCGCCGGCCGCGCCCGCGTTCGTCGGGCCGCCGGTCGACGGCCTGGAGCAGACCGTGAAGCCCTGGGCCGCGATGGGCGCGCTGTTCGTCGCCGCAGGGGCCGCCCGGGTGGCGATCGTGGCGACCGGCCACGACGCCGAGATCGCCTGGGCGACGGCCTCGGCCGCCTTCGTCATCGCGGTGGTCGCCGCCACCGTGTCGAAGCGGCGCTTCATGTCGAAGCGCCTGCGCTCCCGGTTCACCGCGGCGCTCTACCTCGGGGCCACCTGGGTCGCCGGGGTGGCGCACCTCGGCATGAGCTGGGGCGCGGTCGCCGTGCTGACGATCGTCGGGGCGTCGCTGTCGCTGGCCTTCTGGTCGGAGCACCCGGTCGGCGTCGCCGACGAGGGCGTGCGCCTGGTCGACGACCCCGACATCTACGTCGAGCGCTGGGCGCGCAACCTGGGGGCCAAGGGCAAGAGCCTGGTCGGCTCGCGCCTGCTCCCGAACCCCGAGCGCATCCGGGCCGGGTACCGCTACACGCTGGAGCTGGTGCCGGGCTCGCAGACCATCGCGGGCGTCATCACGCAGCAGGAGCAGCTGCGCGGCGGCCTGCGCCTGAAGCGCGGCCAGGAGGTCATCGTCGAGGAGCACCCGGACGAGCCCGCCCCGACGGCCCTCGTGACCATCGTCGAGCAGTCGCCGGTCAAGCAGTCGCGCCCCTGGCCCGGTGCCGCGGCGGCCTTCGACGCCAGCGCGGGCTCGGTCAACCTGGGGCCGTTCGTCGATGACGAGGGCACCGCGCGCTGGTCGGTCTACCAGAAGAACGGCATCTTCGGCGGCTTCATGCAGGGTGACCCGGGCTCGGGTAAGAGCCGCATGTTCGAGTCGATCGCCATGTCGGTCGCGTCCAGCGAGACGCACCCGACGGTCGTCTGGTTCGCCTGCGGCCAGGGGGGCGCGTCGTCGCCCATGCTCGTCGAGCACGCCGACTGGTCGGCGACGACGATCGAGGATTTCCACGAGATGCTGACCGCCGCGTGCAACCTGTACGTCTGGCAGTCGAAGCAGAACAGGCACCTCGGGCTCCCGGGCTTCACCCCGATGGACTCCCGGCCGGGCCTGGTCATCTTCGTCGACGAGCTTCACGGCCTGGTCGACCCGAACGAGCACGCCATCCTCGGCCCTGCGAACGCGGCCCTGATGCTGCGCATCGCCCGGGAGGCGCGCAAGGCCGGGGTGGCGATCATCGCGGCCGACCAGTCGCCGACGCTCGACGCCTTCGGCGGCTCGGGCAACGGGATGCAGACCCTGCGCTCGGCCCTGCTGAACGGCAACGGCGTGCTGCTCCGCTCGGAGAACAACAACGCCAAGCAGGTGTTCAAGGTCGACATCGACCCCCGTGCGTTCCCGAAGCTGCCCGGCTACGCCTGGCTGGCCCGGCCCGCCGAGGGAGAGCGGTCGGCCCCGTTCCGGGGCTACTTCGTGAACGACGAGCAGATCGCCGTCGAGCCGAAGCGCTTCGCCTGGCGGTCGCTGACGCCGAAGCAGACGAACCTGACCGGCTCGGATGCCTACGCCCGGCGGCACGAGGTCGCCGCCGAGCGCGCCGAGGCGCTCGCCCTGGAGCTGGAGCTGGCCGAGGCCGGGATGCTCGGCACGCTGGAGCAGCTGGGCGCGCAGATGGACGCCGCGGCGCTGGCCCGCACCGAGGCCGCCAAGGCCGACGTGCAGCTCGACTTCGCCGACGGAATCCCGCCGGTCCGGCCCGTGCCGCGCTTCTGGCTGACCGCCGGGGCGCGCGCCGAGGCCCAGCCCATGACGCCCGCCGAGACGAAGGTGCTCCAGGCGCTCGCCCGGGGCGGCTCGATGAAGGTCGGGGCGATCGCCGAGGCCGCGGGCATCAGCCCGCAGGGGGCCGACGGGGCGCTGAAGCGCCTGGCGGCCCGGGGCATGGTGCGCCAGCCCCAGAAGTACGGACCGTACGAACTGACCGCCGCGCACGCGGCCTGACGAGGAGGCACCGATGGCATTCGAGCCCGACCCCGATCACGTCCCCTGGCCGCACGAGGAGGGCCTGCGCACCTACCTCCAGGCCAAGCTGGACCAGGTGGCCGCGGCCATCGACGCCAAGGATGCGGACGGGGTGGTCGACGTACTGGAAGACCTCGGCCGCGACGGCTACCCGGAGCTGGCCCAGGCCGTGCTCCAGGCGCTCGTCGCCGCCGGGCTCCAGCGCTACTACCTCCTGGCGATCCTGGGCCTTCAGCAGCCGAAGGGGGACCAGCCGTGAGGCGTCGCCGCCGGCCGAGCTGGGCCGCCTGGATGTGCCGCTGGCTCGGGCACAAGCCCTACGTCTCCGTGATGACCATCGCGGGCGTCGAGCTGCAATCGTGGCCCGCGTGCGAGAGGTGCCGCGTGCTCCTCTGATCGGGCCGTAGAGACGACGAAGCGCCCCCCGCCTCCAGGACGGAGACGGGGGGCGCTTCTGGTCGTAGGGACGCTCTCAGCGGTCGGAGCCGACGCCAACGTGAACGTCGGGAGCACCGGCCGGGGTCGGGCTGGTCGCCGGGGCCACGTAGACCCCGAGTGCGCCGGCCACCGTGATGAGGATCAGCAGCACCTCGTCGGGCTCGATGCCGCCCAGGATCACGGTCACGAGCACCTGGAGCGCGGCCAGCACCGCGGCCACCGCGCTCTTGCTCCACTTCGCCTGCGGGGCCAGGGGCACCAGCCAGACGCCGACCGCGGTCGTGAACGCGATGGCGACCTGGACCCACTCCTGCGCGTCGAGTCGGCTGTCGCCGCCGAGCGCCTGATACGCGGCCACGATGGCCGCCGTGATGATGGCCGCGATGGCCTTGCCGTAGGTCTGCATGGGTGGGCTACTCCTGTCGCTGATGAACGGACTTGTCGGGGTCGTCCGTCTGGACCATGCGCACGAGGTGCTCCCGGTCCACCCGGTCGTCGAGGATCGCGGCCTTCCAGCGCCGCAGGGTGGCGATCATGTCGCCCAGCTCGTCCCGGAGCGTGCGGACCTCCTTGCGCGCCTCGCGCGCCTCCTGGTCCAGCTCCCGGACTCGCTTCTGGAGCGGCTCGACCAGAGTCAGAGCCGTGTCGGTCAGAACGTCGGCCGTCTCGGCCCTGATGCGCTTGCGCTGGAACACCGCGCCGATCAGGGCTGCGATGCCTCCCAGGCCACCGACCGCGCCGATGACCGCCGTCACCGCCTGGGTTGGGTCCATCCCTAACGCTCCTCGGCCAGCAGGGTGACCTCGGCAGTCCGGCCCGCCCTGGCGGCCTTCGTTGCCCGACGGAGGTCACGGACGATCTGGAAGACGCGCGCCCAGGAGGCCAGGGCGATCGACGCGACGAACGAGCCCGCGACGATGGCCTGGGAGCCGCCGACGGTCGCCAGCGCGACCGAGTACATCGAGGTGGCCGTCGCCAGGATGAAGACGCCGATGGCCTCGACCTTCAGGCTGGAGTAGAGCGTGCCGGTCCAGAAGCACCCGGCCAGCCCGATGACGCCGCCCGCCAGCAGCTCGATCTGCCAGAGCTGCTGGACGGTCGGGTGCATCTCGTTGGCGACCGACCGGGGCGACAGGCCGATGAACAGCAGGACCGCCCCCGCGATGGTCGCCGCCAGGAGCACGGCCACCTCGAACGGATGCCGCCCGGTCGAGACCTGTATGGGTCGCAGGTAGCGGTTCGGCATGGGCTACGCCGCCATCCGTGCGGCCAGCAGCTCGACGACGCGCTCGGCCTGGTCCTGGGGGAGCGCGGCGACGATGGCCTCGGCGATGCGCTCGGGGTCGACGCCCGTCAGCACGCCCTGGATGACCGCGGCAGCGATCGCGCCCTCGTCGGTCTGGTCCTTCGAGGCGATCCCCTGGGCGACCGCGAGGGCCTTGGCCGAGTAGTCCCGGGCCGCCACCGCCGCGGCGTAGGTGTTCTGGAGGTAGGAGGCCGGAGCCCAGTGCGTGTTCACCGGCTGGCCGTTCGGCAGCGTCCCGGGCTTCGGCGCACCGGGGGCCGGGATGATGTTGTCGGTGTTCCAGACTTCCTTGACGGTCGGCAACTCGTCGCCTCCTGCGATCAGGGCCGAGACGCGCTTGCGCTCGGCCGCCATGTCGACCCCGAACGGGTCGGACTTCGTGCTGGTCTCGCCCGCGGGGCGTCCCGCGTACGGCTGGTGTTCGTAGTGGCCCGCCAGCCGCCGGGCGGGATCGGCGTTGAACCGGCGCATGATGGCCGCCGTCGCGCGCCGCGCGGCGTCGAGCTGGACCGCCGGCCACGCCTCGCCCCGGTTGTCGTTCGCCATCTCGATGCCGAGCAGCTGGGTGTTCCCGAGGCCCTTGTTCGGCCCGGCCCAGCCGACCTTGTTGTGATTGCAGCGCCCGGCCGCGCAGACGTAGACCGTGCCGTCGCGCCAGATCATCAGCTGGGCGATCGGAGGCGGGGCGCTCGTCGACCCGTTCAGGATCACGTTCACCTCGCCCTGGGCGGTCGCCGTCCGGGAGCCCGCGGTGGCGTGCCAGGTGACGCCCTCGGGGTCGAACTCGGCCGAGCCCCGGGTCGCCCAGCCGTCGACCGCGACGACGCGCAGCCCGGCCTTCTTGAGCTCGTCGACCAGCCAGGTCAGTCGGGCCATGCAGGTCTCCTGTCAGATCGGGCCGAGCGCCGCGGGTGACGCCGCCCGGCCGGGGTTGTCGGGCTTGCCTGGGTCGTCAGGTCGGCCCGGCTCGTCGCCGGGCTCGAACGGGGGAGGCTCGGGTGCCTGGGGCGGATCGGGCGGCCCCGTCGGTCGCTCGACCTCCGGGGCCACCGCCTTGATCCGGCCCGGCAGCTCGCCCGCCAGGCGCTCCTGGATGCGGCGCTCGACCTCGGCCTCGATGACCTGCTCGATGTCGCCGGCCGGGCCGATGCTCTCGATGCGGGCGTTGCGGAACGCGCGCCACTGGTCCGTGAGCACGTCGCGTACGACCGTGAACCCCTCCTCGGCCGCCATCGCGGCGACGACGTGCGCCACCTCGATCGGCAGCCAGGTGGCCCCGTTGTCCGGGCTGTACTGCTCGGCGTCGACCGCCTGGCCGCTGGTCATGTGGATGCGTACGCGCATGGCGTCACCCGATCCGGCGGTACTTGGCGTAGGAGCCCGCGACCACCTGGGAGGCCGTCGCGTTCGAGGCGAACTGCGCCCACTGGAGCTGGATGTTGCCGCTGGTGCCGCCGATGGTCAGGACCGCGCGCTCCAGGCTCCAGGTCTGGAGGCCCTGGCTGTTCCGCGGGTTCGTCATGCCGACCTGGGTGCCGACGCCGTGAACGGCCCAGCGCATCTCGGTCGTGTTCGCGTCGCCCTGGATGGCGTTGGCCGAGCCGGGGCCGCCGACATCCCGGTTGCCTGAGGTGCCGGTCGGCACCGACCACATCGTCCTGATGCCCGCGGCCTGGAGCCCGGACCACCGCAGATAAAACTCGATCTCGTACTGCGCGCCGGACACGACCGGGAACACCAGCTCGGTGTCGTTGACCGGCACGATGCTGCTCGCAACCTGCTGGTTCGAGGTCTTGAACACGAACGTCGGCGACAGGTCGTTCAGCAGCGACGACGTGATGCGCGTTCCCGCGGCTACGACCGGGTAGCTGCCCACAGAGCCCTCCTCACATCGAGAGAAACGTCGGCCGCCAGAGCCGAACGTCGGTGCCGGTGTCGTGCTCCAGGGCCACGCCGTTGACCGCCCGGATGACCGTCAGCTCCTGCTCGCGCTCCAGCACGAGGTCGTCGACCTCGACGTAGAACGGGGCCGCGTTCGTCGTGCCCGCCGACCGGCTGGCCCGCAGGTTGATGGACGGGGCCGACGGTGGCGGCTCGGTCAGCGGGAGCGTGACCGTCCAGTGCCCCGGCTCGGTCGCACCCTCGGCCCAGACCCGGCACCTGGCCTCGGTCTGGGTCAGCTGGATGCGCACGAGCAGCGCGGTCGTCAGGCCGGTTACGCCCGTGCTCGGGAAGCCGACGAACGTCGTCTCGACGCCGCCGACCACCTGGTTCATCCAGTGCGACGCCTGGGTGCCGCCGACGTTGAACTGGACGTTCAGCGCCACGTAGGTCGAATCGGCGTCGCCGACCCGGCAGTTCAGGAGCACGTTCCCGGAGCCCGTCGGGGCCGCCGGGAGCCGCCACCGCAGCCTGATGTCGCCCGGCAGGAAGCCGATCGGCATCGAGGAGACCAGCACGAGACCGGCCGCGTTGAGGTCGTAGACCCCTCGGGAGCCGTTCGCGTGGAACCTGGCCGCCGCCCCGGTGTGCGTCCATGCGATCGCCGAGCTGTCGACGCCCCAGCCGTTGCTGACGTTGCGGGTGAAGTCGTCAGCGATCAGCCCGCGGTCGCTGACCGCGGTCACCGTGACGCGCTCGCCGCCGACGTTCAGGTCCAGCGGGAGGTCGGCCGGGTCGACCGTCCAGCCCACCTGGTCCCAGCTCGTCACGACCAGCTCGGTCGCGCCGGCCGTCGCAGGGGCCGCCAGGGTCGTCAGGTCGGTGTCGACCCGATCGTCCGTGTCGTCGGCGACCGCCACGTCCCAGGGCTGGGCGGGCGAGCAGTTCAGCTCGACATCCCAGCCGTACGGGCCGAGCGTCTGGGTGAAGCCCTCGACCACGAGGTCCAGGGCGTCGCCCGCCACCTGGCTCGGCGGGTTGTCCAGGGTGAACCGGGAGCCGACGCCCATCGTCAGCCAGTACGGGATGAGGCCCACATTGCGCGCCAGGTTCAGCTCGATGCGGGGCCACCGCATCGCGTCCCAGGTGCCCAGGTGGAGACGCCAGCCCGCGGCGTCGACCAGCTGCTCGTCGGTCGCCACGTTGACCGTCACGGCCTCGTCGTAGCGGCCATTCAGAGCGATGTGCGCCTCGTCGGCCTCGTGCGCCTCGCCGCCCGCGTCGCGCTTCGCCGTGATGTCGTTGCGCACGCGCTGGTCGTCGTCGGTCGGCTCGGGCGGGGCCGCGATGTGGCCCTGCTCGAAGTCGAGCGCGACGGAGACCGGGACGTTGAACCGAGCGCCGCTGGGCTTGTAGGCCAGCGCGGTGCCCCGTTCGTAGAGCACGCCCTGGTCGGCGTCCTCGACGGCCTGGAGCAGCTCCAGGAACGACGCCGCGCGCTGGCGGCCCTGAGGCTGGCTGTCGCCCGCCTCGACGAAGACGCGCACGCCCTCCTCGTCGCAGAGCCGCTGAACGCGGTCCGAGCCCAGCTCGCCCGAGTAGCCGTTCGACACCTGGCTGAAGGAGTCGGCGACGAAGGGGAGCGAGTGGTGCCCGACGTAGACGTGCGAGACCGCGGCGTCGGTCATGGCCGCCGAGCCCGGGATGACGAATGACGTGATCGTGCCGACCGTGCCGGGCTCGATGCCCGAGTAGGCCCAGAACACATCGTCGCCGACCTGGTGCCACAGCATGTCCCAGTCGATGTTCGCGCCCGACTGGACGGCCTCCAGCTGGACCGCGACCCACTGGCGCACGTCGACCGCGTAGGCCGGGCCAGCGCCGCCGGTAATCACTACGTCGTCGGCGTCCAGGCCCTCCATCCAGAAGCCCGCGTTGTCGACCCGAATGCGCCAGGTCTTCACCGTGCCCGAGCAGCCCCAGCTGACCAGGGTCTGCGGGGTCGCCGACGGGATGGCCGCCAGCTTGAACAGCAGCATGGCCGCCCAGCCGCCCGAGCCGGTCGACCGACGCACGATGCCCGAGACCTTCGAGCTGGAGCTGTTCAGCTTCAGCGCCGTCTCGCCGCCCGGCAGCGTGTCGTCGGCCGCGAACGTCACGTCGAGCACCGTCGCCGGGGTACCGCCGGCCACCGCCGACGAGGCGATCGTGGCGTCCTGGCCGTCCTCCAGGGGCCAGTAGCCCGCGGGGTTGTACCGGGTCAGCTGGCGGTAGAGGGGCGACCGGAGCGCCGAGCTGCCCTGCTGGAGCCGACGCAGGATGCCCGACGCCTGGATGGTCGTCACGCAGTCGTTCGCCGACTGGTCCCAGCGCACCGGCCACTCGGCGACCGTGCCCGTGAACAGCAGGGCCGAGATCGCCACGTCGTCGATGTCGACGTGCAGGTCCCCGACGTTCGTGTTCCCGACGAAGCGCCAGACGTAGAAGCCCGGCCCGGTTCCGAGCAGCTCGGTGGCGTCGTCGGTCGACAGCTGCCACTCGGTCGGCTCGGGGTCGCCGTCCAGCCAGATGCGCTGGCGGATCGTCGGGCCGTCGGCCTGGACCCTGACCCAGACCTTTGCGCCGGCCGAGTAGCTGACGCCCGGGTCGAGGTTCTCGGCCAGGTCGGTGTTCAGGCCGTCCTTGCGGCGCATGATCTTGATCGTGATCTCGCCCGCGGGCTTGAACTCGGTGAAGACCCGATAGGCGTTGTTCGTGTCGGTGTAGCGCACGACCGCGCCGACGATCATCGGTGCGCCGGTCGTGACGACCGGCATGGTCGCGCTGAACACCATGTCGACATCGCGGGCGTTCGAGGAGCCGAGGATGCCCCAGACCGCGCTGTTCGCCACCGCCAGGCGCACCCGGCCGACCGAGCCGGTCGTCGACCAGCTGTCGAGCCCGGTGTGCCCCCAGGTGCGCCCCGAGGTCGAGGTGCCCCAGCCCTGGGTCACCGCGGCGCGCTCGAAGGTGTCGCTGCCACGCTCCAGCCGCACCTGGAGCGGCGTGTTCTTGGCGAGCTGGCCGAACCAGACGCCCGCGGGGTTGCGGGGCGAGTAGTTGCCCGATCGGTTGTCGAGCGTCAGCGAGCAGCGCCCGGGGTCGACCCGGGCCGCCTCGTCGCCGCGGCCCTGCTCAATGACGATGCCGTTCTGGACGCGCACGTCGTCCGTGATCTCCGACCAGCTCCAGTTCCCGGGGTCGCCAGCCGGGTCGGCCCCGGGGGCCAGCCAGACGGAGACCGGGAGCGGAGCGGTCGGGAAGGTCGCGTAGGTCGGCACGGGCACGTTCACGTCGTCGACCAGGGCCTCGTCGGCGGTGCCCGCGTCCCGGTGCGACTGGAACAGCACGCTGGCGGTCGTCGTGCTGGCGAACCAGGCCGGGGTCGCCGTCGACCGCATCACGGTCCAGACCACCCGGTCGGGCGACTTCTCCCAGTAGAGCGTTCCGCCGGCCTCGCGGATTCGGAGGTAGCGGTGCGCGTGCGCGTCGTACGGCTCCTCGACGCCGCCGGGGTCGAAGTAGCCGACGCTGTTCGAGCACCGCACCCGGCCGAGCGCGGCGTCGATGTTGGCCGTGATCTCGGTCCCGGCGGTTGCGCTCTCGACCTTCATCTCGACGTACGCCTCGGCCGCCGTGCTGGCCGCCGGGGGCGTCATCTTGGCGTAGACCGCCGAGCCCGCCGGGGTGTACGCCTGGGCGCTCCTGATGGCGTTGTAGCCCGTATCGCAGACGAGACGGGCCGAACCCCCCGACACCGAGCTGGTGCCGTAGGAGCCCGGCCAGAGGGTGGCGCGCTGGTCGGTCGAGAAGTCGTCGACCAGGGTGCTGACGAGCGGCACCGGGCCACCCCCTTCGTCTAGTTCTGCTGGAGGTTGGCCGTGCGGAACAGCTTCCGCATCAGCCTGACCATCTCGGTGTCAGCGCCGGTCACGTTGACCTCCAGGAGCTGGACCCCGCCCATCGCCTGGCGCTTCAGCGGGGTCACCTGCGCGCCCTTCGACAGCGAGACCATCTCGGGGCCGCGCTCGCCGACGACCGCGAGGCCCGACTGCTTGATGACGCCGCCCTTGGCGAGATAGGGGATGTTGGGCGTCCCGACGCTGACACCCGGGATGTTGACCCCCGCGAACGAGAAGCCCGGGATGCCGAACGACAGGTTGTTCCAGCCGCTGATGATCCGGTTCACGGCGGACTTGAAGCCCGTCCACAGCCCGTTGAAGGTGCCCTTCAGCTTCGAGCTGATCCGGCCCGGGATGCCGACGATCCAGTTGTAGAAGCCCTGGACCTTCGTCTTGATCCAGTTCCAGGCGGTGCCGGTCGCCGACTTCACGGCGGCCCAGGCGGTGTTCCACTTGTCCCTGATCCAGCCCGGCACGTTCTTGATCCAGTTCCAGAAGCCGAGCACGACCGCCTTCATCGCGCGCCAGATCATCGTGTAGTACGCCTTGATGAAGCCCCAGACGTACTTCCAGATGGTCTGGAACCAGGTCGTCTTCGTGGCGATGAGCACGATGATGGCGATCAGCGCCGCGATGGCGATCACGACCAGGCCGATCGGGTTGGCGCTCATGGCCGCGTTCAGCAGCCACTGGATGCCCGCCCAGACCTTCGTCGCCGCGCCGACGATGACCGTCCAGGCGTAGTAAGCCTTCATGGCGACGCCGTAGGCGACCCAGGCCGCGACCAGGGTCGTGATGACGCCCGGGGGCAGCGCCGCGATGATGGCCGCCAGCGCGCCCGCGATGGCGAGCGAGACCGGGGCCAGCGGCGCGACGGCCTTGGCGATGTTCACCGCGGCCGACGCCAGGGAGCCCAGGAGGTCGACGACCTTCGGGCCGTTGGCGTTCACGTACTCGACGAAGCGCTGGAGGCCCGAGCCGTCGGTCGCCGTCGCCCAGGCGGCCATCTTGTCGGTCGCCTCGGCCAGCCAGGCGAGGATGCCCTGGCCGTTGCTGGCGAACGAGCTGCTGAAGCGGCCGATGGTCACGCCGACGTTCTTGGCGATCCGGCCGAGGTTGTCGAAGGCCGGGCCAGCCTGCCCGGACAGGAAGGCGACCATGCGCTCGACGCCGCCGCCGGCCTCCCAGCGGGTGACCGCCGAGACGAACCGGGTGGCCGCCGCCGAGGCCACGTCGAACAGGGGCTGAAGCTTCGGGATGATGCGCGACAGCAGGTTGAACCCGTTCGTCATCAGCGCGTAGGTGGCGGGCTTGTTCTGGTTGACGAATCCCGCCCAGGACTCCTTCATCGAGTCCATCGCCATCGTGACGTTGCGCAGGGCCGGGGGCATCAGGTTGTAGCGCGCCAGGCGCTCGTTCTGGGCCTTCGCCAGCGCCTTCTCGAAGGTGCCCGCCGAGCCCAGGCCGTTCGCGTTGGCGACCCTGATCTGCTCTTGCAGCAGCGTGATCTTGTCCATCAGGTCGGCCGACTTCTGGCTGGCCTCCTGGACCTCGGTGAAGCTGCTCTTGAACACCGCGCCGAAGACGCCCGCCGACGCGCCTGCGCCGGCCAGAGCAGCGCCCAGCCCCGCGGCCCCCGCCGCAGCCGCGCCCAGCACCGGGGTAATCGCCGGGCCGAGCGCGGTGCGGACCACCTTGCCCGTGTCGTTGGCCGATTCCCTGATCTTGCGGAAGACCGCCGAGGCTCGGTCGCGCGCCAGCACGTTGAACACCAGGCTCGTGTCGGATGCCACCGCGCGACCTCACTTCTTGTCTGGGTCCTTGTTCGCCTCGTCGACGAACTTGCACAGGGACTCGAACTGCTCGACGGTCAGCTGGCCGACCTCCCAGGGACGGATGCCGAGGTAGTGCGCGAACAGGCCGAGCCGGGTCAGTGCTCGGTGTTCGAGGTCGCTTTTCCCTCGTCGTCCGGCCCGAGGGCCAGGGCCTCGGCCTCTGCGATCTGGCCGTCGATGATGCCCAGGGCCATGTCGCGCTCGGCCTCGGACAGCCCCGACTTCTCGACGCGCTCGCGCACCTGGCGCAGCTCGTCGGCCGAGTGCTGGACGACCAGCTCCTCCGTGTAGAAGTCGGGCACGTCCTCCAGGCGCAGCGTCGGGTGATCGCGGCGCATGAGCAGCCAGAGCAGGACCCGACGGGCTCGGATCGAGCCCGCCTGCGCCTCGGCGCAGAACTGGTCCCAGTTGGAGCCGTACGCCTTCTCGACCGCGGCGGCCTCGGACTGGCGCACCCGGCCGGGCAGGAAGGTCCAGCGGCGCTGGCCCTCGGCGTTGCCCTCGGGTGTGTAGGTGACGAACATCAGACCCTCCTGGTGATCTGTCGGGCGACGTTGCCCATTGCCTGGATGACCGCGGCCCGGTAGGCCGCGCGGTTGCCTTGCATCGAGTCGTCGAACCAGCCGGGCTTGCCCAGCTGCTGGACCCAGGCGTCGCGCCCGTAGACCGGGTGACGCCAGCCTGCGGCGCGGTTCGTGCGCTTCGGGGCGTTGGCGAACCCCCGCGGCATCCCGCGCTTCTTGGCCTTGACCCTCGCGCCGGCCGAGCGGCCCGAGAGACGCGCCTCGGCCTTGATCTGCCGGGCGATGGCCGTGCGGAGCGAGCCGCCTTCGGAGAGGCCGGACGACGACATGCCGAGGATGGCCGACTTGGCCTCGGCGACCGCGGGGGCCAGAGCCCCGCGAATCTCCTTGGTCAGCCCCCGACGCAGCGCCTTGCCATCCTCGTGAGACCGCAGGGCGCGCGTCAGGCGCTGGAGGTCGGAGGCGTCGACCCGGTACTCGATCACGCCGTCGCGCGGGTGACCGCCCCGCTCGTCGGCCAGCCGACCTCGACCTCGGCCACGTCGCCGACGGAGCCGTTGATCGGTGCCCAGCTGTTCACCAGCACCGAGCCGGTGTACTTCGGGTTACTGACGCCGACGACCGAGTTGTTCAGCCGCACCTCGAACGTGGTCGTCTGGCCGAGCAGGGCGAACATCGCCTCGTCGATCGCGTTGTCGGCCACGTCCTGCTTGAACGTCAGCGACAGCTCGCCGGACTTGATGCCGCCGAGGTTCTCGGCCCAGCCGCCGGAGCCGAAGGTCGTCGCCTCCTTCGTCTCGGCTTCGATCGACAGCTCGATCTTCGAGCAGTAGTTGGAGTAGTCGACCCCGCCCAGCGCGACGTAGCTGGCGAGGATGACCTGCTTAGCCATCGTGATCTCCTTCTGAGGGCATGGCGAATCGCCCTCGTGCTCGCCGAGGGGCGGGTTAACAGGGCTCTGACCTGCGGTAACGCCCTGAGAGCGCTTCTGCGGGCCTGAGTTTCGGACGTAGGCCGAGGTATGGGCCGCGGCGCGTTCGCGCGCCTACGGAGGTCGGTTTTCGCCGGTCAGGCGATGCCGATGGCGACGACCGCCAGGAACGAGGGCGTCGTGCCCGTGATGGTCCAGCTGGCGCGATACCAGGTGTCAGTCACCGGACCGGCGGTGCGCAGCAGCTGGCCGCCCGCGGCGGTGGCCGCCGTGAAGGCGAGCCGGTCGGTCGGGCTGGCGAACCCCTGGGCGTCGTCGCTCTGGACCTTCACCGTGATGGTCGGTGCGGCGGTGCCCGCGACGCTCAGGACGTGCAGCGCCGCGTAGAGCTGCTGGCCCGCGGCGACCGCGCCGAGCTGGAAGGCCGAGCCGTTGCCGGTCGCCGTCCGGGCGATGCCGGGCGGGTTGGCGATGACGCCCCGGACCAGCGGCCAGTTCCCGGCCACGTTGGCCGTCCAGGGGGCCACGTCGCCGACGGAGCCGCCGATGTTGTACTGGCCCCGCAGAGCGCCCGTGAAGTAGGCGAGCGCCCCGTCGGCCGCGCCGGCCGGGCACGCGGTCCAGGCGCTGACGCCGCCCAGGCTGTCCCAGCCTTCGGCGTCCAGGGCACCGGCCCCGGCCTCCCACTGGCCCTCGGCCGACATCGAGACCGAGGCGATGCCCGCCAGCTGCTCGGCCCAGGCGTTGCCCTCGGGCACGAAGGCGGTCGCATCCTTGGTCTCGCGCTCGGCCACGACCTCCAGCTGGTTCATCCGGGTGGTCAGGTCGACGCCGCCCGTGAACAGCCGGACGTTCTGCCAGACGAAGCGCGCCATCATCAGCTCCCTAGCACTCGGACCGTGATGTCGGCCCCGTAGAAGGACTCGTTCGAGGAGTCGGTCAGCATTCGGTAGCCGTCGATTCGGACGATCGAGAGGTCGTCGGCCGCGCCGTTCAGGGCGGCCTCGCCGGGCTCGCCGCGGGCCGCCAGCAGGGCCGCCCTGATCGAGTGCTCGCCGGTCCGGCTCAGGTACTGGTCGAGGAGCATCTGGCCGTCGGCATCCTCGGAGGAGCCGACGAGCACGCGGCACGTCACCTCGGCCACGTCGTGGCCCGCCCCGAAGGAGCCGTTCGGGTCGATGGTCACCTCGCCCGCGTAGAAGCAGGGCACGACAGGCTTCGCCGGGGCGTAGGCGTAGGCGTCCAGGTGCGGGATGTCGGCCGCGCGCACCGCGGCGGCCAGCTCGGTCTTCACCGTGAAGATGTCCATCAGGCGAACCCCGGGAGCGTCAGGTGGGCGATCAGGGCCTCGACATCGGGGTCGACCCGGGAGACGCGCACCGCGCCCCAGTCGGCCGAGCCGATGACGCCCTGGGGGCTGTCCTTGCGCCGGTAGAGCCGGGCGGCCAGCAGCTGGGTCGCCAGGGCGACCTCGGAGGGCACCGCCGGCCATCCCCAGCGGCCCGTCACGCGCACGTTCGTCGTGCCCGCGCCCCAGCCGTAGGTCGTCGACAGCGACGTGATGGGGCGGCCCAGCGAGACCGCGTTCAGCTGGCCGAACTCGAAGGAGGTGTTCGGGGTCCAGGTGCCGGACGACGCCGCGCCGGTCTCGACGGTCACGCCGTCGGTCGCGCCCAGGTCGTCGATCAGCAGCTGGTAGGCCACGCCGTCGAAGAACGACCTGCCGTTGACCGGGAACGTCCGGGTCGACGGGGCGTCGTCCAGCGAGAAGCGCCGGCCGGTGCGGGCGTCGATGAGCCGGGAGGCCGACGTGATGGCCGCCTGGATCAGCTCGTCCCGGTCGTCGGTGGTCAGCTTGCCCAGCGCGGCCTTGACGGTCGCCAGCTCGGCGTAGTCGGCCACGTCGGGCTCCTCTCGTGTGCGTAGGGACCGCGAACGGCCCGAGGTGGCGGGATGTACGGGGGCACATCGACCTCGGGCCGTTCGCGGGGCTTGACGGGCGACGGGGGACCGCCGAGACGGCCTCGGCACCGAACCGGCACCGCCGCCCGCCCCGGGCCAGGAGTCCCGGGGTTAAGCCGCCCGAGGCCGACCGCGGTGCGCGCAGATCGGCCCCTGGCGGGGTCAGCGGGAGGTGCGTCCGCCCTCGGTGGTGGCGGTGCGCTTCACCGGGTCGGCCTTCGGCTGGGCCGGGGCCTCGGTGTCGCCGCTGGTCTCCTCGGCGGCCTCGGCGAGCTTCTCCCGGACGAACCGGGTCTGGCCCTCCTGCGCCTCGGCGACGGTCACGGGCGACTTGGCCTCGGCCCGAGCGATCGCCGCGGCCTGCTCGTCGAACGCCTGCGGGCCGGGGGTCGCCATCGGGGCACCGTGAACGGACGAGCCCGCGGCGGCACGGTCGGCCGCGGCGCGCTTGTTCGCCTCCAGCTGGGCGACGGACTGCGGCGTGCCGTCCGGGTGGACGTAGCCCTCATCGCCGGGCTTCGGCCACTCGGCCGTCCCCTGCTGCTGCTTCGCCACCTGGGCGCTGTCGGTGTCGGCGACGCGCGCCTCGTTCAGCTTGTCGGTCATGCGTGCTGCCCTCCTCGGGCGTAGTTGTGCTGGGTGCGGGGTTGTGGCCGAGCAGCCGCAGCTGCTCGTCGACCTGGGCGACCCGATCGGCGAGGCCGCGGGCCACATAGCCCCGGCGCTCGTCCAGGTACGCCGCGATGAGCGCCTCGTCCCGGGTCGGCACCTCGATGAAGTCGAGGCCACCGTTCCGGGTCGCGCGCACCGGGATTCGGTCAGGCATGGGCACCTCCAGCGGTGCCTCCGTCCAAGATCACGACCTCGAGGTTTTGATCTTGGACGGAGGCGTTACCGCAGGTCAGATCACGCGCCGAAGACCGGGGCGACCAGGCCGGTGCCGCTGATGATGGCGACCGACTTCGGGTAGCGGCTCGCGTGCAGCGCCGCGTAGTTGTAGAAGCGCAGCACGACCGACAGCTGGTCGAACTTCTGGTCGCGCGACGCCTCGGCCCGCGGGGTGCCCTCGAACAGAATCACGTCGCTGGAGCGCAGGACGATGATCCGGTCCTCGTTCGTGCCCGTCCCGAGGTTGGTGGGGATGTTCGGGTCGACGTAGACCGGCAGGCCCTGGAGCGTGCCGACGAGGCCCTGGGAGATGACGCCGCCGGTCGTGCCCAGCTGGTTCTGGCCCGTGCCGTTCGGCACGACCAGGGGGCGGCCCTGCGAGTCGACCGCGGCCAGGAAGGCCGCCCAGCGCCGCGGGTGCATGAAAATCTTGTCCGGCGGCATGAAGCGGTTCGTGTGAACCTGCTGGATGGCGTCGGCGATCTTCGGGTAGAGCTCGCCGAGCGTCGGCGAGGCGTCGGTGTACGTCACCGAGATGGCCCCGGAGACGTTCAGCAGGCCGACCTTGTTCGTCGCGTTGTTGCTGATGACGAAGGTGTCGAGCTTCACCGCGTAGTCGTTCGCCAGGTCCTGGAGGAGCACGTCGTCCAGGTTGACCGGGCTCTGCTCCAGGAGCTGGAGCGAGACGACCTGCTGGCCGCCCAGGGTGGCGACCGCCGCGCTGACCGAGCCGGTCGTCGCGTCGGTGTTCTGGAGGGCGCTGTTCTGGGTCGCCTGCTCGGCGACCGCGGTGCCGGTCACGAGCCGCGGCAGCGAGATCGTGTCGGTGCCGCCCGGGAGCGCCTGCTGGGCCACCTGGTCGGCGATGACCCGGCCCGCACGCGCCAGGTCCATGAACTGGTTGACCATCCAGAGCGGCGGCACGAACTCGCCGCCGGCCCCGTCGGTGGTGGTCAGCGCGCGCTGCTCCAGCACCTGGCGGTCGTTGCGCTCCAGGCGCTCCATCGAGCCCCGGTCGCCACGCTGGGTGGCGCGGTAGAGGTCCCGGAAGTAGGAGACCGGGCCGCCCTGGCGGTAGACCTCGGGCTCGCTGGTCACGCGGGCACCGCCGGTCGGCCGCGGGGCCGACGCGCTGGTGCGCGCGGTCAGCTCGGCGATCTCGGCCTCGCGGGCCTCCTCGGCGAGCAGGCCGTCGAGGGCCTCCTGCCGACGGGTGACCTCGGCGTCGGCGGTGTCCCGGCTGGCGGTGGCCGCCTCGACGGACTCGACGGTCAGGTTCGGGTCGGAGCGCAGGGCGACGAGGGCCTCCTGCGCGGTCTGACGGGTGGCGATCGCGGCGGCCAGCTCGGTGCGGGCGCGCTCGATCAGCTGGGCGAGCGTCATGGCGGCTCGACCTCTCTGTTCGATGGGTTGATGACGCCCGTGTCCAGGTCAGACCGCCGACCGAGGCAGAGCGCCGGTCGGGCTGGTGCGCGCAGAGCACGGAGAAGACCCCGCAGGCCGACGGCCTCGGGGTGGTCTGGGGTTGGGTCAGCGGGCGAGTGCCAGCGCCAGCAGCGCCTTCGCCCGGGTGTCCTGGGCCGCGCCAGAGCGCAGGCCCGAGTCCGTGAAGGGGTTCGCTCCGTAGCCGACGATCGCCACGTCGCCGCGGTGGATGTCCACTTGGTCGATGCGGTACTCGGTGTAGTCGGGCGACCAGACGCCGCGCGTGATGCGGAAGGCGAACGACATCTCGTCGATGAGCCCGGCCCGCAGCTTCGGGGCGATGTACTGGACATCGAGGTCGGCCGGGTCCAGGTCGGCGTCGACCAGGAGCCCGCGGTCGTCCATCTCCAGGCGCAGGGTGCCGGTCGTCGTCCGGGCGACCCGGCGCATCTGGTCGTGCCCGAGCACCAGCGGCACGTCGAGGTCGGCCCGGTTCAGCGTCTCGTCGAACGCGCCGGCCGACACGACCTCGGTGTAGGGGCCGTAGAAGTCGTACATCTCGTACGGCTCCTCGGTCACGCTGGCGTGCCCCGTGAAGCGCAGCAGCTCGCTGTCGGGCTTGGCCCGCAGCTCGATGCCGCCCAGGTGCGCACGGGTCGCCGGGCGGCCATCGCGGTCGCGCCGCTGGGAAGGCCGGTCAGCGCGCTGGCGCACCGCCTGGGCGCGCTGGAGCGCGGCGGCTCGCAGCTCGGTCATCGGTCATCCCTCCGTCGCAGGTGCGGGGTTCGTGCGGGCCGCACCGAACAGCCGGTCGAACTCGGCGATCTGCTCGGGGGTCAGCGGGGGCAGGTTCTCCAGGGCGCGCGCCTCGTTCACCGTGCGCATCCGGGCCTCGATCTGGACCCGAAGCGTCGCCGCCCGGGTCGCCGGGTCCATCGCCAGCAGCGCGTCCCGGTTGAGCTTCACCAGCCGGGGCCGGGGGAGCAGCTCGGACAGAGCGCGCTCGCGCCGGGTGATCGCCGGGCCGATGTGCATCAGCAGCAGCTGGAGGTTGCGCTGGCTGATGTTGGCGTAGGTGACCGCCGAGCCCGGGATCGAGCCGTCGATCAGGTCGGCGGGCACGTCGAAGAAGCGGGCGATGTCCGGGACGCCGAACTGCATCAGCTCGACGTAGGCCCCCTGGTTGTTCGCCGCGTTGATCGGCTTCAGCTCCCAGTCGGAGCCCGTGACGAAGACGCCGCCGGGCGTCATGGCCGCCTGGGCGCGCGCCTTGACGACCGCGGCCTGCTCGGGCGGGATCGTCTGCTGGGTGTTCTGGAGCACCGCCGCGGGCATCGCCGACGAGCCGAACCAGTCGAGCGCGAAATCCTGGGCCGAGAGGTAGGCCCCGATCGAGTACGCGGCGAACGCGACGGGCGACAGCCCGACCGCCAGGCCCGCGACCGGGTACTGGATCTCGTGCCACATCTGCTCGCGCTGGTAGACCGTGCCGCCGACGTTGTAGACGACCTCGCCGCCCTTCAGCGTCAGCGACACGTCGGCCAGGTTGACCAGCTCGATGCGCGCCGGGAGGCCCAGCCCGTTCGTCTCCGTGATGACGCCGAAGGCGTTCCCGGCCCGGTCCAGGTCGAACTGGGTCATGTAGAGCG